AGTAAACCTCAAGTTCCTTATCAGCCTAAATTGCGTGGATCAATTCCTGACACAGTTTACGCTCCCGAATCTAAAGAAACTGAACCTTGCGTTAATTGTGACGCATCTCTTCAGTATAATCCTTACACTACAGGTAATTACCGTAGTGTGAAAAGAAATCGACGTAAACGTCGTAATATTAGTAGTTACTAGTATTATATTATGGCTAAAAAGTCTAATAGAAATGGGAAAAAGTCTAAAGGACCTTCTCCCAAAAAGAAATCAGTATCAAAGGTTGTCACTCGAAGTGCACCACAGCGTAGATCGTCTGTTAACGCATCGAGTGCTCCCTTTGGTCCTGTCTCTGCTATTAATACTGCTCCTGTTGCTATTGGCAATTCTTTGCGTGGCATGAAAACGCAAGTTTTTCATACTGCTACAGGGGCTCGTGTTGTTGGTAGAGATTTTGGTTTTCAACCCCTGAATTCTGGAACTGTTACAGCCTGGGTTTTAGTTGGTGGTATACCCATCACTCCCATGTGCTTGCCTTCCTCTATTCTTCGCCAGATGGCGGCTATGTATGGGCAGTTTAAATTGCGATCCTTAACGGCACATTTTATAACTTCCTCGCCGACATCTGCTAATGGTGACATTATGTTTTATGTTAGACGTAATGAGGGGTCTGTGCTTCCCGGACCTACAACTTCAACCTTTTTACCTTATGTACTCAGTGATGAGTATACTATTTTGGGCCCTCAATGGACCAATCATAGTGTGTATTTAGGACCTTCGGCGAATTGGAAGAGCACCGATATGGGTGCTACTCCGAAACTTGAGTTGTATAGTGATCGTGACCTATTTTTGTATAGTAAGACCTCGACTTCTGATAGTCCTGGTTATATTATCTTAGATTATGATTATGAATTCCGAGAAGTCAGTATTAATCCTAGGATTGGTAATGTTGCAACTTTTGCTGGTACTGCAGCTCAGTGGAACCAAGTAGCTTTAGTCGTCTCTGGCGCTAAAACTGCTGGCACCACTGCCTTGGTGGTTAATTCATTTGGGACTACTGGTATTGGAGGTACAACTATAACAGCTTTATCTCCGCCTACAGGTGCTATTTATGAGATTATTTTAGATGTCTCGAATAGTACTTTTTCTGCCGCAACGTCCTCGAATTTCTTTATGTATGCCCTTAATGGAACTACTAATAATACCATGGCTATTGCAGATGGACAAATAATGTACCTTTCTGCTATCAACTCGGGTGCTATCTGGCTGTTTAACAGCATAGAAGGCGCTTTGGCTGATAGTACAGCGTCTCAGTTATATGCTGGTGCGTCTGTTACGTATGCGGAAACGTTACAAGTCTGGGCTAAAATTGTATATCAAGAAAATCCAAACCAAAATAAATACTCTCAGTAATTGTCATGTATATGTTTGTATTGTTTACCATAACGTAAAATTGGTCTCGGAATTAACCGAGTTAACAAACTCCAGATTGTCGTAATGTAACAAGTGTAAACCTAACGCTTGTGTCGAG